ACAGTGGTTTGCGGGGGTTTATTATTGTTTATATTTTCCGTTGCCCCCCGTATATAAAATCAAAGGGTCCCTCTAACCTACAACGGACCAAAAACGAGAGAGTGATTATCTTTCAAATAAAAAAATTCTGCGGGTTATAAAAAAATTTCCCCAGGTAAAAAAATGCCACAAAGATGAATATATAAAAAGATATTCATATACATTCAAAGGGCATAGGTGAAACAAAAAATGGAACTAAAGATTGACGAATTTGAAAAAGATTTGCTGATTGAGACAATTCAATTCAGATTAGATAATGAAAAAATTTCTGTGAGAAATCAACAAATCAAGGAAGATTTGGAGGATTTATTACGAAAGATAGAAGAAAATGAATACCTATAATATAGAGGTAAATGGAACGGTGATTGTAGAAAAAATCTCCCAGGAAAATTTACTGAACACTCTCAATCAAGTGAGAGGACTTGTATGGACTTCGGGAGGAAACGACAAGAATATTTCAGTCATTCTAAATAAAAATAACATATTACCTTGCAATGATTGAGTTGTGGTGATATAATATAAAAAACTTATTCTTACATTAATTTTTTATGGCAAAAGGATTTACGGTTAAAGCAAAAACGCCTGTGGTATCAGAAGATGAGTTTGATTATCAGGCAGCACGAGAAATGATTCGTGGAAAATCAGTGGTATTTTGTCTTCCTGGAAGAGGAGTATCATACACATATTTGAAGAATTTCGTTCAATTGTGTTTTGATTTAGTTCAATCAGGAGCAAGTATTCAGATTTCGCAAGATTATAGTTCAATGGTGAATTTTGCCCGTTGTAAATGTCTTGGAGCAAATGTACTCAGAGGTCCTAAGCAAGTTCCTTGGGATGGAAAACTAGAATATGATTATCAACTTTGGATTGATAGTGATATTGTTTTTAATACTGAGAGTTTTTATCGTCTTGTAGCAATGAATAAAGACATTGCAGCAGGGTGGTATTGTACTGAAGATGGAAATACTAGCTCAGTTGCTCATTGGTTGGATGAACAGGATTTTAGAGGCAATGGGGGAGTGATGAATCACGAAACCTTAGAAACAATGAGCAAACGTCGCAAACCATTTACAGTGGATTACACTGGATTTGGTTGGGTGTTAATCAAAAAAGGTGTCTTTGAGAGTCTTGAATACCCTTGGTTTGCTCCCAAAATGCAGGTTTTTGAATCAGGTGAGGTTCAGGATATGTGTGGCGAGGATGTCTCATTCTGTCTAGATGCAAAAGAAGCAGGTTTTGAAATCTGGTGCGACCCTCAGATTCGTGTCGGACACGAAAAAACAAGAATTATTTGATAAAATGAGAAATCTTACAGGAAATTTTTCTCTGATTTTCTGTAAGACTCATAAAAAACTCGTCTCAAACCCGTTAAAAACCCTATTTAAAAACATTAAATTATGGCACTTTCAAAGACTTTATCAAAAAATAGCACAAAAAAAGAAAAAAAACCAAAACTAACAAGTCAAGGTTGTAGTAAAAATACAAAATACTCAGCAACAAGTAGTAATAAGGCTCGTAAAAAGTACAGAGGACAAGGAAAATAAAATGCATCATCTAGAAGTTGATGATGAATGGAATTGTATTCATTCATCTGATCTCTGGGTTTATAATAAATTAATTTTAAGTCGGATTTTAGGATATAGTTGTGGTCCTGCTGGTACTACAGTTCCAAAATCCGACTTTTATATTATTAGTCCTTGTATAAATTTTCTTGGAATGAGTCGATTTGCTCGTATTGAATGGATAGAAAACAATACCGAGCATTTACATCCGTCTGAGTTTTGGTGTGAAGTCTTTAAAGGAGAACATTTAAGTGTAGACTTTTACCAAAAAATACCAAAATTAGTAATTAAAGGTACAAAAAAAGAAACCGATCCTCTTTATAAATGGAACAAATGGGAAAAAGTCAATAAAAAAATAAATTTTCCTAAGATTCTTGATAATTTAATAGGTAATTATGATTGGATTAATTGTGAATTCATAGAAAATCATCTTATTTAAGTTCATTTTCGTCAAAATCCTGATTTTAGATACGGAAATTCAATTGCAATACCAATATGGGAAGATGAAATTTTTGAGAATAAAGAAAATTATTATTACATAAAAGATCCTGATTATAAAAGAAAAGGATTTTTTATAAAATAAATATAAAGTTAAATAAAAAAATAAAAAATTGGAAAATTTTTCAATGGGGAGCCATCTCCTGCTAGAAGTCTATGAAGTAAAATTCAATCTTTTAAACGATGTAATTTCTCTTCAAAAAACTATGGAAAGAGGAATTGAACGTGCAGGTATGAATATACTGAACATATATCCTCATTCTTTTCAACCTCAAGGATGTACAATTGTTATTGCTCTTTCAGAAAGTCATGTTTCTTGTCATACTTGGCCCGAAGAAGGATGCATTGCAATTGATGTTTATACTTGTGGGAAAAATAATCCAAAGATTATTGCAATAGAAATGCTAAAATACTTAGATTCATATAATTATAAACTACGTCATCTATATCGTTAAATAGATTTGAGATAGAACCTCATAAAAAGTTCTGTTTTATTCACTAAAACAGGAGCTAAAATGTCATTTTATCAAGTCGATAGAAACAAAGACTACATGAGAGAAATGTGGGGGACTACAACACTCATTACAGATTATACAAATGAGCAGCCAAAAAGAGTAATTCAAGAAGTCATGTTTGATTATGCACCAAAACATGATTTAAAAAAACAAACAGAATTACATGAAAAAATTCGAAATGATGAAGATTATGATGATTGGAATTATGGCACTGAACCATCATTTGGAAAACTAATTTAAAACTCATATAGATATATTAAACTCTTTTTCATTCTAAATGGCTGTTAGTATTTCTAGATATTTTAAAGATATTAGTTTATCTTTTGGTAGAAATCCTATCACCAATGATTTGATTTCAATTGTAAATGAAGATGCGATTAAAAAATCTGTAATTAATTTAGTTCGAACAAGATTAAATGAAAGATTTTTTAATTCTTTATTAGGAACTTCTGTAGACGATTCTTTATTTGAATTAATTTCAGAAGAAGTTTCCATTATTTTGGATGATGAAATTTCAACAGTATTGAATAATTTTGAACCCAGAATCAGATTAAGAAATGTTGAAACAACATTATTTGAAGAACAAAATGAAATTAATGTTCAAATTTCTTATGATATTGTTGGACTTCCACTTCCAACACAAAATATAGAGTTTCTATTACAACCAACTAGAATATAATGTCTCTCGCTCAATTTACAAATCTAGATTTTTCTGATATAAGAACTCAGATTAAAGATTATCTGAGAGCGAATAGTAATTTTACAGATTTTGATTTTGAAGGTTCTAACTTTTCTGTATTAATTGATATTCTTGCCTATAATTCTTATATTACTGCCTTCAATACAAACATGGCAGTGAATGAAGCATTCATTGACTCTGCGACACTCAGAGAAAACGTTGTATCTCTTTCAAGAAATATTGGTTATGTTCCTCGTTCAGCAAGGTCATCAAGAGCAGTTGTAAGCTTTTCAGTTGATGTTTCAAATTTACTTTCAAAAACAGTTACGTTAAAGGCAGGAATAGTTGCTTTAGGGTCGGCACAAAATGGAAGTTATTCTTTTGTGATTCCAGAAGACATTACAGTAAATGTTGATTCAACAGGAATTGCTAGTTTTGATAATATTGATATTTACGAAGGAATTTTATTGAGAACAACTTTTGTATCAGATTATTCTCAACCCCAACAAAAGTTTATTATACCAAACTCTAATGTTGATACTAATTCAATTCGTGTAATTGTAAATACAAATATAGCCGAACAATATAAACAATATGCCAATATTTTTGAAGTCAACCCATCATCAAAAATATTCATATTACAAGAAATATTAAACGAACAATATCAAATTTTATTTGGAGATGATATTCTTGGAAAAAGACCTCCGAATAAAAGTAGTATAGAAGTATCTTATGTTGTAACAAATGGAAAATCAGCAAATGGAGCTGCGAATTTTACATTTTCTGGCATTTTAATTGATAATAATCAGAACTCAGTTACTACTGGGATTTCTTTATTAAATACCACACAATCATCAGAAAATGGTGATGATATTGAACCAATAGAATCAATTAAGTATCTTGGTCCAAGAGTATATTCTTCTCAATATAGAGCAGTTACTGCAAATGATTATAAAAGTTTGATTCCTTACTTATTTCCAAATGTAGAATCTGTAAATGCTTATGGTGGAGATGAACTAACTCCTCCTCAATATGGGAAAGTAATTGTGTCTGCAAAACCAAGAAATGGATCTTACTTATCTGAAGTCACAAAAAATGAAATTAAAAAACAGATAAAAAAATATTCGATCGCAGGAATGGAGTTAGATCTTATTGATTTAAAATATCTTTATATTGAATTAGAAACTAGTGTTTATTATAATGCAAACTCAACTTCAAACGTTTCTGACTTACAATCTAAAGTTTTTAATACAATTAAGTCATTTGCCCAATCATCAGAGTTGAATAATTTTGGAGGAAGATTTAAGTATAGTAAATTAGTTTCATTAATTGATAATACAAGCAATTCAATTACATCAAATATTACAAAGGTCAAAATGAGAAGAGACCTTCAACCTGCTTTAAATACATTGGCTACATATGAACTATGTTATGGAAATGCAATGCATGTTCAAAAAACTTCAACAAGTGGGTTAGGATTTAATTTAAAATCTACAGGATTTACAATTAATAATAATTTAGACATTTTATACATAACAGATAGACCAAATAGTAGTGATAATGGAATAATTGTATTTTTTAAATTGATTAATAATATTCCTACTATTGTAGTCAATTCAGCAGGAACAGTGATATACTCAACTGGAGAAATTAGATTAGATCCATTTAAAATTACAAGTTCAGTAAGTCAAAATGGAATTGAAATTGAAGCAGTTCCAGAATCTAACGACATAGTATCAGTTAGAGATATATATTTGCAACTAAATATTCCTAAAGTAATTAATATGATTTCTGATACATTATCATCTGGTGAAAACATTTCTGGAAATCTTTATACTTTTACTTCAAGTTACGCAAACGAGCAGTATACAAGATAAATGTCGGAATTTAAAAAGGTAAAAATCCAATCAATCATTGAATCTCAAATTCCAGAGTTCTTAAATGCTGATTATCCTTTATTTAAGGAGTTTTTGCAGCAGTATTATGTTTCTCAAGAGTATCAAACTGGATCAGTAGACTTATCAAAAAATCTTAACAAATATAAAAGTATTGATAACTTTAATAACGAAACTTTTTATAGTTCTCAATATCCTCCAGTTTTAACATCTGATGTTTTAGCTTTTGACGATACAATTAATGTAAGTCATACGATTGGATTTCCAGATTCTTATGGATTGTTTAAAATTGATGATGAAATTATTACTTATACTGGGAAAACTATCAATTCTTTTACAGGGTGTATTCGTGGATTTAGTGGAATTGACAATCTAGACAAAACAGGCAATACGCAATTTTTAGAGTTTTTATCCACACAAGCAGAAACTCATTTTGCTAATACTGAAATAACTAACTTAAATTTAATTTTTTTCCAGAAATTATTTAATAAATTCAAATCTCAATTTTTACCAGGGTTTGAAAATAGGCAACTTTATCCAAAATTAAATTTAGAAACATTATTATCAAGGGCAAAGGACTTTTATATTTCAAAAGGAACGGATATTTCTTTTCAGATATTATTTTCTGTTCTTTTTGGCGAGCAAATACAAATTATAAAACCAAAAGATTATACTTTAAAACCATCAACAAATAATTATTTTCTTACTAAAAATATTTTAGTAGAAAAAATTAGCGGTGGAAATATTGAAAATATTAAAGGAAAAAATATATTCCAATCAATTGCAGGAGTTGGAACTGCAAGTGCTTCTGTTTATAATGTAGAATATAGACCGACAGGAAAAAAAGATTTTTATGAAATTTCTTTGGATTCTACTTCTTTAATTTATGATTTTAATATAACTAAAAAGACAAATGTTTTAGAAAACGTTTCTATTGGATCTAGTTCTATTTTTGTAGATTCTACTGTTGGTTTTGGGAACAGTGGAACATTTTTTGTATTTCCTTCAAATTATTCAGGATCATTAGAATTAAGTTATACTGATAAAAACATTAATCAATTTATTGGTGTGACTGGAATTACCAATAATCTAAGTTTTGGTGATAAAATTGTAGAAAATAACTTTTTATATTCTTATTTGGATGATGGATCTATTATTCAAATGAGATTGTTGAATGTAATTAATAATGTAGATTATTCAAAAACATCAAGAATTAGAGTCGGAGATAAAATATCTTTATCTGAATTTGGAGTAAATTTAAGTGATAAAATTCAAACAAATAGTTGGATTTATAATATTCCAACTAAACATGAAATACAATCAATAACTGAACCATTTGGTTCGAATAGTTTAGTTACAATAACATTAAAAGATAATGTAAAATTTGTTTTTGGTGAAAAAATTTATTTAATTAATTCCAATAACCAAGATGATATTCCATTGTTAGTCCAAGTTGAAAAAATAATTTCAACAAATACAATTCAAATACAAACAACATCTAATATTTCTGGAAAAAATATCGTTTCAAAAATAATTAATAAGACAAATCTTTTAAATGGTGTTTTTCCTGAAATAAAAAATTTAGAAGCAGG